GTTATGGTCGAAACCCGCAAGTTCGTTGTTCGTTCGGTCGAAGGCGGCGCGCGCGTCTGGCGCACCAAGTAAGCAACGGCGCGGGCTACGGCCCGCCCTACGCTTACGCTTCAACGGAAACCCCGGCCATTGTGTCGGGGTTTTCTTTTGCCTTTCTTGTCAATTTGTGCTAATCCGTGCTAATCTTCGGCCAAATACATTTCGGGGCCGGGGCTTGTGAATGAACGAACAACAATTTTTTAACGTAGCCGTCGCAATTATCGGCGCGTTGGGCGGTTGGTGGATGCGCGTTATGTGGCAGTCGCTTAAAGAACTTCAACACCAAGATTCAAAGTTGGCCGATAAGGTCGGCAATATCGAAGTTCTTGTAGCCGGGCACTACGTAAAGCGCGACGATATGAACCGCGATATTGCCGCAATATTCGCAAAGCTTGACCGTATCGAAGACAAAATAGACAAAAAGGCCGACAAATGAAGAAGCCCGAACTTATCGAAGATTGGCGCGAATGCTGGCGCTTTTGGTCGGTTCGACTGGCCGCAGTTGGCACCGCAATTACTGGCCTTCTTGTTGCGTTTCCCGACGCAGCGTTGGCCGCTTGGGCAATACTTCCGCACGAATTGAAGTCGTCGATTCCGCCGCAGTATATGCCGCTTATTGGCGTTGGCGTCTTCGCACTTTCAATCGTCGCAAGGCTGATTCGTCAAGATTCGTTGCGCGACAAGGACAACGAACAATGACCCGCAAAGTAACGAATATCGAAGAACAATTGCGCCTTGACGAAGGCGAAAAGCTTTCGGCCTATCAAGACCATTTGGGATTCTGGACAATCGGAATCGGTCGGCTTATCGACGCCCGCAAAGGCGGCGGTATTACCAAAGAAGAATCGTCGTATCTGTTCCAAAATGACTTGAAGCGCAAGCGCGACGAAGTGCGCCGGGCGTTGCCGTGGTTCGACAAGCTGGACGAAGTGCGCCAAGGCGTCTTGCTGAACATGGCGTTTCAAATGGGAACGCAAGGGCTGTTAGGCTTTAAGAACACGCTTGCAATGGTCGAAGCTGGCGACTACGAAGCCGCGTCGCGGGGCATGTTGAACAGCTTGTGGGCACGCCAGACGCCGAACCGCGCGCAACGGCTGGCCCGGCAAATGGCGATAGGGGCTTGGCAATGATTGCCGCACTTTGGGCGAAGTTTTCGAAATGGATTGTCGGCGTCGGCGCGTTCGTCGTAATGCTGGCAAGCGTTTTTTACACTGGCCGCAAGTCGGGCGCAACCAAGGCCGAAGCCAACGCAGCAAACGAACGGGCAAACGACCGCGAAGCAATCGCAGTTCGCCAAGTTAACGAAGCCCGCGAAGCTTCCGAACAACAGGTAAAGGCGGTACAAAATGCGAAAGAAGTTGCTTCCGATAATTCTACTTTTGACGACGACGAAGTTACTAGGCGGCTGCGCGACGAATGGTCGCGCGACTGAACCGCAAAGCATCGCCGACGCAGTACAAACGAAGCCCGTTGTAATCGACACGGCTTGCAAATGGGTTGCGCCCATTTGGATTTCGAAGGCCGACGGCTTTACCGCTGGCACGGCCCGGCAAATTCTGAACCATAACGAAGCCGTCGAACGCAATTGCGGCCCGCAGTCGCCGCCTAAATCTGCGGACAAGCCTTAACAGAACGCGGGGCTTGCGGTATAGTGAAGCCAACGACGTTTAAACTAGGCCGACACTATGTCCGACGAACTGAAAGAAAGCGAAGAAAAGGCCGCATACGCGGCCCTTCTTTTGAAAGAACGCGACCCGTTTAAGGCTGCGCTTTCGCTGTTTCCGAACAACACGAATCGCGCGCTATGGGTTGCGAACCATTGGCCGAACGACGCCGAAGTTAAGGCCGAACAAAAGCGCCTTACCGACGAAGGCGGCGATATGGCATTTCTTCCGGGCAAAGGCGACCTTGCCCGCGACATTTGGCAGCGTATGCAAGGTACGACGCTTCCGAACGGCGTAACCATTCCGCCGACGCCCGAAGAATACGCGAAGCTTGCCAAGCTTTACGCCGACGTTCGCGGGTTCATCGAAAAACCGCAAACAAACGTTAACGTAACGACGAACGTAAACCGCGTCGTCGAAATGCCTGTATTCGCCAACGAAGGCGAATGGGAAGCGGAAGCCGCACGGCAACAGCGCGAATTGTTAGAAAATGCACGCACTCGCCATTGATACGAACGGGGCGAAACCTGTTCCGTATGAAGTCGTATTTAAGCCCCTTCCGGGGTCGCAGACTATCGCCCTTTGTTCGATGGCAGCGCATACGCTGTACGAAGGCGCACGCGGCCCCGGTAAGACGCTTACGCAGCTTATGCGCTTTTATCGTAACGTCGGCAAAGGTTACGGCAAGTTCTGGCGCGGCGTTATCTTCGATTTGGAATTTGACCATTTGGGCGGCCTTGTTGCCGAATCGAAAAAATGGTTCGGCGATAACGGAAAGCTAAAAGACGGCGGCAAGTTTTACGAATCAACGTCGGCTTATAAATGGGTTTGGCCGACTGGCGAAGAACTGTTGTTTCGGCACGTTAAGAAGCTGTCGGATTACGAAGGCTTCCACGGTCACGAATACCCGTTTATCGGTTGGAACGAACTTACGAAGCATCCAAGCGGCGACCTTTACGACAAATTTATGTCGGTCAACCGCTGTACGTTCGACCCGATAAAAGACACGCCGAAAGACCCGAAAACCGGGCGCTATTTGACGCCGAACGGCGAACCGCTGCCGCCTGTAAAGTGCGAAGTATTCAGCACAACGAACCCAAGCGGCCCCGGTCACAATTGGGTAAAACGTCGCTTTATCACGATTGCCCCGCGCGGCACCGTAGTTCGTCGCGAAATTCAGATTTACAACCCGGCGACCGAAAAAGAAGAAACGCACGTAATTAGCCAAATCGCTATCTTCGGTTCGTATAAGGAAAACCCATACCTTCCGGCTTCGTATATCGCCGAACTGGAAAGTATCAAAGAACCGAACTTGCGGAAGGCTTGGCTTTACGGCGATTGGGACGTTACCGCAGGCGGCGCAATCGACGACCTTTGGCAATCGCATATACACGTTGTACCGCGCTTCGTCATTCCGCCAAGCTGGCGAATCGACAGAACATACGACGACGGGTCTTCGCATCCGTTTAGTGTGGGTTGGTGGGCGGAAGCGGACGGCACCGAAGCGACCATAGTTCTTTCGGATGGCACCGAATTTACGTTTTGCCCGCAACCCGGTTCGCTTATTCAGTTGTTCGAATGGTACGGATGCGCGAAAGACGAAAAGGGCGAATATATACCGAATAAAGGTTTGAAGCTTTCGGCGTCGAATATCGCACAAGGCATAATCGACCGCGAAATTTCGCTAATGGCGAACGGCTGGATTTATTCGCAGCCTTGGCCCGGCCCTGCCGACAATCGCATTCGCCAAGTAATCGACAGCGAACTAGACACAACCGAAAAGCTTATGTCGAAGAAGGGCGTTCGCTGGACGGAATCGGACAAATCGCCGGGTTCGCGCGTAATCGGGTTGCAGCTTTTCCGCGACCGATTAGAAGCGTCTGTTAATCGCGAAGGGCCGGGTATATACTTTATGTCGAATTGCGTTGCAAGTATTGATTTGCTGCCCACACTGCCGCGCGACGAAAAGAAATTGGACGACGTAGACACAACCGCCGAAGACCATTGTTACGATATGGTGCGTTATCGCGTATTGAAAGGCGCGAATAAAGCGGCAGCGAAATTCAAACTTGTTATGCCAACTTAAAGGAACCCAAATCATGCCGAACGTTTCATTTATTCGCCCCGAACTTGGTAAGCTGCTGCCGCTGTATTACCTGATTCGCGACGCAATCGCGGGCGAACCAACGGTAAAAGGCGCGCGGACGACTTATCTTCCGATGCCGAACGCCGAAGACCAATCGAAAGAAAATAAGGCGCGTTACGAAGCGTACTTGAAGCGGGCCGTTTTCTATAACGTAGCCCGTCGAACCCTGTTCGGCTTGGTCGGTCAAGTGTTCATGCGCGACCCGGTTATTAAGGTTCCGGCGCTGCTGAACCCGCTTGTCGCGAACGCGACGGGTTCGGGTATCAACCTTACGCAGCTTGCGAAGCGCGCCGTATTGCTGAACCTTGCGTATTCCCGCGCCGGGCTGTTGGTCGATTACCCAACGACCGAAGCCGAAGGCGGCGCGTCTATTGCCGACCTTGAAGCCGGGCGCGTTCGCCCGATGATTACGACGTATTCGCCGCAAGAAATTATCAATTGGCGTTTGAC